CTAGTCGCCCACATCTTTGGCGATGTGCACCACTTGACCTATCACCTGGAAGTTGTGCTGTTCGTCTTTGGGTACCACTATCTCAGGGTAAACCTTGTTATCTGACAGCAGCACCCACTTGTCGAGACGCTGCTGAAAGCGTTTGACCATCAGCGATTCATCCTGCCTAAAGACGTATATGTGGCCATCTTTAGGCGTTTTCCTTGCCGTGTTTATAACCAGGCTGTCGTTGTTGCCTATCGTTGGGTACATGCTGTCGCCTTTGGCCCAAACGATAACCAGATCCTTTTCAGCAAAGCCTCTAAAAGACAGCCACTTGCGACGGAATGCTAAATGCCGGACTGGAGGCTGATCGTCGCCGTTGAAGCTGCCATGTCCAGCTGACACCTGGACTCGGTAACCAGGGATAAGCGAGAACTCTGCCATGAAGTCGGTGCTGGGTTCGTAGCTCGCAACCGTGTCTTTTACCTCATATGCCTTTTTTAAGGCTTCTCTGGCCTGTGATGGCAACAACGCTACGTGATACTCCGTTGCTCTGGAGCCTGCACGCCTGCGCGTCATAGCAGTGTTATCTGCTGCGAGATGCTCAAGTTCTTCCTGGACGCGCTTATCCGTTGTTGGCATGCCAGGTAGCCCAGCTACCTCAGCAGCCGTTACCCATTCCAAGTCGTGCTTAGGTTGGCCCTTTGGGTGTCTATTTTCGTCACCAAGGGCGAGCCAGTCCAAAGAAACCCCTCCCCCCTCAGCCAAAGCAATAAGGCTGTCCAGCGTCGGCTTACTAACGCCAGACATGTAGTTATGCAGCTTGCTGTATGACATGCCAATGTTGCGCGCAAACTGTCGACCGCCACCGGCCTCATTAACCAGCGTTCTCAGTCTAGTGATGAACAGTTCAGTTCCTTTCTCGCTATCAACAATAGGAACGCCGTTCCCTTTCCCGTTCGCTTGTTCCTTTTTTTCGTCATTCATTGCTGTGTGGCCTCTGGCGCGTGGTCCCATCCATGGATACCTGCTCTACAAAAAGGAACAAATAACTGTTGACCTGTTCCTTTTGGTGATCAAGACTTGTTCCTAAGTTTGATAATCCAAACGAGTTATCAGGATGCATAACAAACAAGAATCGCAGAAATTTCCCAAAATGGGAACTCCAGCCAAGGACATGCACCGCGCTGACATCATTGCAGCGCTTAAAAAACGCGGTACATCACTCAGCGCACTGTCACGAGACCACGGGTTGTCGTCTGGAACTTTGGCTAATGCCATGGCTCGCCCATGGCCAAAAGGCGAACGGATTATCGCTGATGCTATAGGGCTGGAAGTAAATGAGATCTGGCCAAGTAGATACCCAGAACTTCAAGGAGAGAGCGCATGACACAAGGACGTGAATGGCTCTCTGCCGCCGAGCTTACCGGCTTGGCCGACCTGCCAGGTACCGAGCGCGGGATGCGCAAATTCCTGGACCGCTTGGCCGAGGCTTACCCGGAGAAAAAACGCAAACGTGCTGGTACCAAGGCCTTTGAGTATCACTACTCACTGCTGCCGGAACATGCCCGTGCTGCGCTGCTAAAACGGCTTGGCCTGGTGCAACTGGGCAACCAAACCTTTGCCGCTCCTAAAACCAAAGCTCAGCGCTATAGCCCCGAGGCACTGTGGGCGAATTGGGAACGGGCCGGAGACAAGGCCCAGGCCAAAGCCGCCGAGCGCCTGGAGCTGGTTAACGCGGTAGCGATGATGGTGCAGTCAGGCACCAAGCTGATGGATGCTTACCAGTTTGTGGCTGACAACTTCAACGCCGCTTTACCGACGCTGCGCCGCTATTGGGCGATGGTCAAAGACATCGACCCGGCCGACTGGGCACCGGCACTGCTGCCCAAAAACAAACTGGTGGCGCAGAACATTAAGGACCAGCGCCGGGCCGAAGTAAGCCCCGAGGCGTGGGACTACCTCAAAGCCGAGTACCTGCGTCTGGAACAACCCACCTTTAGTGCCTGTTATCTGCGTACCTGCGCCGCTGCCAAAAAGCTCGGCTGGCAAGTGCCAAGCGAAGACAGCCTGCGGCGCCGCCTTGACGCCGAAGTGCCGCACGAGCACCAGGTACTGCTGCGCCAGGGCGAGCACGCCTTAATGCAGCTTTACCCGCCCCAGCAGCGCAGTGTGCTGGATGTTGCAGCCATGGAGTGGATCAACGGCGACGGCTACCAACACAACGTGTTTGTGAAGTGGCACAACGGCGAAGTGATCCGCCCTAAAACGTGGTTTTGGCAGGACATTCGCACCCGCAAAATCATCGGCTGGCGCACGGATATCAGCGAGAACACCGACATGATCCGCCTGGCGCTGCTGGACGTGATCGACAACTACGGCATTCCCAGCCATATCACCATCGATAACACCCGCGCTGCCGCCAATAAGTGGCTGACGGGCGGCGTGCCCAACCGGTACCGGTTCAAGGTCAAAGCTGACGATCCACTTGGGCTTATTCCAATGCTGGGCATCAAGCTGCACTGGACCTCCGTTTTCTTCGGCAAGGGCCACGGCCAGGCCAAGCCCATCGAACGCGCCTTCGGCGTCGGCGGTCTGGAAGAGCTGGTCGACAAGCACCCGGCCCTGGCCGGCAGTTACACCGGCCCCAACCCCATGGCCAAGCCTGACAATTATGGTGAACGGGCGGCTACGGTAGCCGAGTTTGAGCGCGCCCTGGCCGAAGGCGTGGCGATGTTCAACGCCCGCGCCAACCGCAAAACCGAAGCCTGCCGGGGCGTGCTGAGCTTTGATGATGCCTTTGCCGAAAGCTACGCCGCCGCCACAGTGCGCAAAGCCAGTACCGAACAACGCCGCCTGTTGCTGCTGAGCGCCGAAGCGGTGCGCGTGACCAGGCACGGCACCATTACCTTGGATGCGGGCGGCAAAATAGCCCAGCGCCAGAACCGCTACCACCACGAAAGCCTGCTGGCCATGGTTGGCCAAAAGGTGGTGGTGCGGTTTGACCCCGACGCGCTGCACAGCAGCGTGCACCTCTACACCCTCAATGGCCTTTACCTGTGTGAAGCCGCGTGCCTTGAAAAAGTCGCGTTTGGCAGCCGCAGCGAGGGCCGCGAACACGACCGCAAACGCAAGCAATTTGTCCGGGCGAACAAGGACGCCGCCACCGCCCACCAGGCCATGTCAGCAATGGAAGCTGCCCAACTGTTACCCGAGCCAGAAATGCCTACCACGCCAGCCCCTGCGGCCAGCGAGCTGGTGCACCTGCGCGACGGCAACACCTTACGCAAAGCCACCACCCGCATTGAAGCTGCCGCCGAGGTTGTCACTGACGTTGACACCGAAACGGCCTTTAACCGGGGCGTTGCCCAACTGATGGCGCAGCGCAACAAAGACCGCCTTTAAGGGAGAGCACCATGAGCGTTGTTGAACTGAAAACCAAAACCACCAGCACCATTGAACAGGTGCAGGCCCTGATTAACGCTGGTGATACCAATGGCTCTGCTGTTGCCCGCGCTATCGGCGTAAGCCCGGCAGCCATCAGCCAGGTACTCAAAGGCAGCTACAAAGGCGATACGGACCGCATCGTTAAGGCGCTGGCCAGTTGGCTTGAGCTGCGCAATACCCGCACCAACACGCTGCCCACTGCGCCCCGGTTCGTGGAAACCCAAACCGCCTCCAACATCTTTGGGGCATTGGGCTATGCCCATGCCGCCGAGACCATCAGCGTGGTGTATGGCGCATCAGGGGTGGGCAAAACCACTGCCGCCCGCGAGTACGCCAGGCAGCACAGCAATGTGTGGCTGATCACCGCCTCGCCCAGTTGCGCTACCACAACTGAAATCCTCTTTGAATTGGCGCTGGAGCTGCGCATGGACGATGCGCCACGGCGTAAGGGCCAGCTTAGCCGCGCCGTTAAGCACCGCCTGCAAGGCACCGGCGGCATGGTGGTGGTGGACGAAGCTGACCACCTCGAATACGCCGCCCTGGAAGAGCTGCGCATCCTCCAGGAGCAGACCGGCATCGGCATGGTGCTGATGGGCAACAACCGGGTTTACACCCAGCTGACCGGTGGCCGCCGCAGCGAGGATTTTGCCCGGCTGTTCTCCCGCATTGCCAAAAAGATGGGCGTGCACAAAGCCAAGCAAACCGACGTTAAAGCCATCGCCGCCGCCTGGGGCATCAGCGGCAACGGGGAGCTGGCACTACTGCAACAGATCGCCGAGCGCCCCGGCGCCCTGCGCATCTTGAACCAAACCCTGCGCCTGGCCGCGATGCTGGCCGGTGGCAGCGACCAATCCCTGGGCGAGCAGCACATCCGCGCCGCGTTCAAAGACCTCGAAGGCAACGAGTAAGGAGCCTGACATGCAACCCAAAACCATGACCCCGCAAAACCAGGCGATTTGTGCACAAAGCCTGGCCCTGACCAAAGCCCTGCAACGCCTGGCAAGCCAAGGCGTGCAGATACTGGCGGCTGAAACGGGCAACACCCGCCCGGTGATCACCGTATTGCGCCCAGGCAAGAAGCTGGCCTGTGAGGCCGTCAGCGTGAGCTGCCGTGCGAACGGCCGGCTGACCAACAAAAAGGTGGCCCGTTACGGCGGGTGCCTGGTCCAGTGGCAGGAGGAACGGGCATGAGCGTCAAGCTGGAAATCATCATCACAAGCACCGCGATCGCCAGTGGGTCACACATCAACGTGGTGAAAAACAAGCTCACCCAGGGTGATGCCATGGAAGAGGCCTTTCATATGGCGCTGAGCATGGAACTACACGAGGCCATTAAGCGCGCCTCTGCCGTTGTCCAGCAAGCCGCTAACCAGACAGAACAGAAATTACAGGAGAAGCACCATGTCCACTAACACCCAAACCGGCTATCGCAAAAACGCCCTTGGCCACCTGGTGCCCGAAGACAAGATAAAGCCCATTGACGTTATCCGTGACGACTTGGTGATGCGCCTTGTGCAGCAGGCCCAGGCTGAGCAGCAGCGCCTGGCCGCCTTTAAGGCTGGCGCAATGAGTGAGATTGCCTCGTTCGTGGAGCTGTCTGCCGAGCAGTACAACGTCAACTGGGGCGGCCGCAAAGGGAACGTCAGTTTGACCAGCTACGACGGTGAATACCAAGTGCAGCTGGCACAGGGCGAGCACCGCAAGTTTGACGAACGCATTCAAGCCGCCAAGAGCCTGATTGACCAGTGCATCGGCGAATGGTCAGAAGGCGCCAGCAGTGAGCTGCGGGCGCTGATTGACCACGCCTTTAGGGTCAACAAGGAAGGGCACATCGACGTTAACCAGGTGCTGAGCCTGCGCAAGCTTTCCATTGAGCACCCCACATGGCTGGCCGCCATGGACGCCATTGCCGACTCCATCAATGTGGTGGGCACCAGCAGCTACCTGCGCCTGTACCAGCGGGATGAGCAGGGCCGGTACAAACAGCTGTCCCTTGATATCGCCAAGCTGTGAGGTGGCCAGCATGAAGCAATCAACCCGCTTTTGTCTTATCGAAGCCTGCTTGCTCCGGCATGGGCTGGTGCGCCGTCGGCACATCTGCGAAGGCTTCGATATCAATCTGGCCAGTGCCACCAGGCTCTTTAACCAGTACCGGGAGCAGCACCCTGGAAACATCAGCTACGACCCAACGGTTAAGGCCTACATCAAGGCAGACGCATTTGTCCCATCGCAGTTGGCAGAGCTGATGTGTGGGGAGGGATCGCCTGCTTCCGATGGTGCGGCGTTACTCATGGCCAAGGACTACTTGGACTCGTTCAGAACCGTAACGGGGATTGACCTCAACTAAGCGCGAAACGCCCCTCCGGGGGCGTCTGCCGGGCGTGGTGGTCCGGTACTGATGAGCAGCCGAGGAGAACCCATGAACGAACAAATGCACGGTTTGGTGACGGGCAATGTTCAGCACATCACCAAGACCCTCAACACCCTGACCAAAGTCAGCCCGATGGATGCAGCGGTGAAAGCCACTGCTGCACTGCATTGCCTGCAAGGGCAACCAGGCCAAGAGCAGCGCCGCCTGGCGTTGCTGAGTGCTGGCAAAGCTGCACTAGAGGCGTTGGCCAAATGAAGTACGTTGCAGCAGCCATGACCATGACCGCCAACGTGGTAGCCAAAAAAGGCAAGCCGGTGGTGGTCGAGTTGGGCGAGTGCGAAAGCCTGAGCGAAGCCGTGGCCAAGGGCGCCAAGCAATTGGGCGCCGTGGTGTTCGCTGATGTGCTGCTGCAACACGACCGCCCAGGGCCGAAGAACAAAGTTATCAATAAGCGCTGGCTGGTGATGCCGGCACAGGAGGGAAAGTGAACGCAAGCATGACCGAAAACATCGCCCGTCTGCTGATGACGGCCGGCAACTACTACGGCTCTGCCGAGCTACGGACGGCTTTTGGCCTGTCCAGCAAGCAGGCCAGCACGGTGCTGCGGCTGTTGCACACCACAAGCCGCTACCAGTTGGTCGTCAAGAAGGAGCCACTGCGGGTCAAGGTGCTGGCCATAGGCCCAGTGGTACGGGAAGGGCGGCAGCCGACCCAGAAGGAGCTGAGCGAACGCCAGCAGGCCCAGATCCAATATCTCAACACCCAAGTCTTTAAGCGCCAGGGCCAGGCCGCCGTGGGAGGTACTCATGCCGGCTAACAGCATTACAAAGGAGCAATGGGCGTCCGTTCAGGAGGAATTGGCAGGAAGCTTCGCCATGGTGGCGTTCCAGCATGGCGAGGTTCGGGTCAGCATCAACCGTGCGCGGGTCAGTGAGAGCCGTTCGGCCTTGGCAGTCTACTTGGATGGTCAGATCTGCGTCAGCTGGGGCCACCCCTGTGTCAAGGACGGCTACAGGGAGGACATTTGCCGATACTGGCGCAGGCGCTCCAGTGCTGTGTACAGCCCAAAGGAGAAGGCCAGACTCATCAAAGCCTACGGCAAGCGCCGAGTAAAGCAGCACTTCCCTAACCTGGATGACGCTTATGTCTGGTGGGATTGCACCTTCAATACGGCGCAGTCACTGGTGACCCAGTTCAAGAAGCTGGACGGGCTCAAGGTCCTGGCCATCGGCTTTGCCGCATGCCAGACCTTGGCAGGGGGCGAGCATGGCTTCTAAGCAGCAAATCACCCTGATCCATGTGGCCCGCAGCCAGTTGGGCCTTGATGACGAGCTGTACCGGCAGGTGCTGGCCAACCTTTGCTCCGGTAAAACCTCCAGCAAGCAACTGACCATTGAACAGGCTGATGCGGTGCTGGAGCACTTCAAAACCCGAGGCTTTAAACCCACTGTTAAACAGGCTGTAAATGACCGTCGAATGAGCCCTAAAGCGGGGAGTGGCAAGGTGGCTGAGGTCGATAAAATTCGGGCTATTTGGATCACGATGAGCCAGCAAGGTTTTGTGCGTGACAGCTCAGAAACAGCGCTCGACAAGTGGGTGGCCAAGGTGACGGGTGTTGCGCATGTGGGGTGGCTAAAAACCAACAGCGCCGCCCAGGCCCTGGAAGCGCTCAAGAAATGGCACACCCGTGAAATGGAGCAGGCGCTGGCTCCGCATTGGGGGGCATTTGCCCAAAGCCGCCTTTACATCACCCTGGGTGATTACCGGCGCCTTGGCCGTGCCGTCCACGGCGGGCGGTGGTATGAGGCCCTGTGCGCCCTGTACAGCAAGCACCAGGAGGCGAAATGAAGCTGAGCCGCTGCCCTGTGTGCAAATCTAATCTGCACCTTGATGCCATGGTGAGTGATGAGGCAGCCCGCGAGCTGCTGGCCTTTGTGGTCAAACTGCCACAACGGCTTGGCCAGGCGCTGGTGCAATACATCGGCCTTTTTCGCCCGGAAAAGAGTGACCTTTCAAACAGCCGTGCCCTGCGGTTGATGCAAGAGGCTATGGCGTTAACCAGCAATGAAACCCAGCTGCGCGAAGCGCTGGAGAGCACGGTGGCCAGCCTCTTTAAAAAACGGGGCGAGCACGGCTGGCAGCCGCTGACTAACCACCAGTATCTGAAAAAGGTGCTGGATACCATGCCAACCGCTTCTACCGCTGTAGCGCCGGAGAGCAAGCATAAAAGCTTGGAGATACGCGGCAGCCACTCACTGAGCAAAGAACAGAACGAAGCGCTTTTCCAAGAGCAAATGGCACGATTCGGAGGCAAGCATGGCTGAGCAACAACTGGACATGATGGGCACCGACCTGGACCAAATTCTGGCGCACCTGGACCAACTGAGCGACAGCGACGTCAAGAAGCTGTGGCCACAAACATTGGTTAACCTGGTTGAGGTGTTTGAGGCCGCCTTCAAACGAGAGGGCTTAAGCGAGGATGACGCCAAAGGTCTGGCTAAGGTGGCGGTGGTCAGCCAGGCCCATTACATGGGCGGCAGAACCTTCTACCTGCCGCGAGACGAACGGCTGAAAAAGGCGCTTCGTAATATCCGTATCTGGCAGGAGTTTACAGGCCGGAATAAGCATGAGCTGCTGGAGAAGTATCAGCTCACCATGTCGCAACTGGTTAATATCATCAACGAACAAAAAGCACTACAGACGGCCAAGGTGCAGATGCAACTGCTGTAGTCATACGGTAAATTAGCGATGCTCAAGGACGACACGAAGGGAGAAGCCATGAAAAAGAACCTGGTGATAATTGCCGCCGCATTGTTGGCTGGCTGTGCTGCTGCCCCACATAACTACCAGCCGGTAAAACAGCCTTTTAGCTTCCCTGCCGTGGGTAGCGTGGAGACAGTACAGGTTGGCCAGGCGATGCTAAAGCAAGGCGTTGCTGCCAAAAGTGAGGCCATCCACCTGGACAACGAACAGGTAGCAGGCCGTTATACCTTGCTGGCTGGCAGCTACCCTAAAATTGGCGAAGACAGCCAATACAACTACTACTCAGCAATGACCGTTGATGGCCGTTACATCACCTTTGGCATGTTTGATCTGGCAGCCCCAACGGCATCATTCCGCATCGATAAGCAGACCGGTAAAGTCTGTATTTATCGGCCAGAAGACACGGTGCCCTGCGCCGATGTGACGTACACCAAAGACGTGGTGAATGCGCCCAATGCAGGCGGCTCTGAGCAAGCGCTGATTTATGAAGGCAAAGCCAACAACCAACTAAAAGTTGCCTACCGAGAGACAGGCAGCAAGGCTGGTAACGTTAATGGCAATGCCATCTATGACTTGTCAGACAGCAAGATCATTGGTTACAAAGGCGCAGAAATCGAAGTGATCGAAGCTACAAATACCAGCATCAAATACAAGCTTATAAAGCATTTCTAGCCGGTCTCTTTTTAAACAAATACTTGAATCCCACTCCTACCCCCCTCTTTAACAAACTGGGCTCTCACACACAGAGCCCAGTTTGTTTATGTCCTCCAAAACTTTCACGCTTCGCCGCCGCTATTTTGAGCATGGCACCTTTGGTGAACTGGTCGACAACAGCGGTAACCGCCTTGCGGTCACTGTTGAATGCCCCTGGCTGAACAACCAGCCAGGTAAGAGCTGTATCCCCGAGGGAACCTACACCCTGGCCCCTCACAACAGCCCCAGCAAAGGCATCTGCCTGGCTATCTCGGGCCCCTCGCTTGGGGTCACGGTAAACGGCCCCAGTTTACGTACCCACTGCCTTATCCACGTTGCCAACAAGGCCAGCGAACTTGAGGGCTGCATTGCTCCGGGTGAGCGCTTCGGCGTGGTTAGCAATGAATGGGCGGTGCTCAACAGCCGCAACACCTTGGACAAGGTGTTGGCCGCCGTAGGCTTGGAAGCCACCCTGGTTGTCCGGGGGCAATGATGGGCGCCAACTGGCAGTGGTCATTTGCTAAAGGCCGGGCAGACCGCCTGGCCGCCGAGCTGCGCCACTACCACACCGGGCAGCCCGCCGGGGAACCTGGCTTGCATAGCCACGATGGCACTATGCAGAGCCAGTATCACAGAGGATGGTCCAGCCCCTCTCCCGTTGAAATTTACCAGCACATTCACCACCCCAACCCTCCAAGGAAATAGCCATGAACCCCAAAGTGCTTTTGGATTTGCTTGTTGCTGCCGGCAAGAACGTGGTCGCGGCCCTTATCACCAAAAAAATGGTGCTGTGGGCGCTAGAGCGTTACGCCGCCAGTACCAAAACCAAGGTCGACGACTTTGCCGTGCAGCTTGTTGAAGGCGGCCTGGAGGCCGACACCAACAAGATCCAGGCTGCTGTGCAGGGTTTGACAGACGCGTGGCTCAAAGAAAAGGACACCAAGCCCAATGCCTGATCTGTTTGACCGCGCCAGCGAGCTTGAAGAGCAGCAGCGCCAACGGGCGCTGTCTGCGCATGCCGCCATACGCCAGCCCGCACAGGACAAAGACGCTCAAGGCCGGGTGTGGTGCATTGATTGTGGCGTGCAGGTGTCACCCAAGCGGCTGGTGCTGCTGCCATCGGCGCCGCGCTGTGTGGATTGCCAGGAAATAGCCGAGCTAAGGAGCCGCCATGGGATGGCTTAACCCGGAGTGGTCGCCGCTGTATATCGCCCTGGCCAGCCTGGCGCTAAGCGTTGTGGTGGCCCTGCTGCAACTGACCTTTGCCAAGCGGCAGGAGCTGAACGACCTGGCCCGAATGGTAGACGGCCTGGAACGGCGCATCGAAGACCTGCCAAGCCAGCGCGATCTGCACGAGCTGAGCATCAAAATTGCCGACCTTAATGGCCAGATACAGGGCATTGCCCCGGCACTTAAACGCATGGAGCGCATCGGCGATCTGTTATTGGAAAACGAACTGAAAGGGGGTGACCGCAAATGATGGCCCAACTGCTGCAAGAGCATCAGCGACTGGTGATCTTACGCCTGCTGCATGAAGCCAGCGGCATGGATTTGAACGAGTCCATTTTGCAAGACGGGCTCGACGCCTACGGCCTGGACATCAGCCGCGACAACCTGCGGGTGCAGCTGGCCTGGCTGGCAGAGCAAGGCATGCTGAGTTTGGAGCCGGTAGGCCGCTCACAAGTGGCCAGGCTCACTGTGCGCGGCGAAGACACCGCGAGGGGCCGTGCCCGCGTGCCAGGCATTAAGCGCCCCAGCGCCGGAGACTAACCCATGAGCGACAGAACCACCCGAGGGCGGCGCTCTAAGGTAGACCTGCTGCCGGAGGATATCCGCCGCGAACTGGACGGTATGCTGCGCGATGGCCGCTTGAGCCAGGTGGAGATCCTGGAGGCGGTGAACGAGCTTATTGAGCAGTCAAAGCTGCCAGAAGACATGCAGCTCAGTCGCCCTGGCCTTAACCGCTACGCCAGCAAAATGGAGGCGGTGGGCAAAAGCTTGCGGGAAATGCGCGAGATCACCCAGGTCTGGACAGCTGAGCTGGGCAACAAGCCCACCGGCGAAGTGACCAAGCTGATTCTTGAAATGGCCCGTAGCCAGCTGTTTAAGGCGCTTTTAAACGAGTCGGAAGGGGGCGAGGTTGCCGACGTGGGCATGATTAAAGACGCCATGCTGGCCGTCCAGCGCCTCGAATCGGCCGCCATGCAAAGCCACAAGCGCGAGAAAGAGATCCGCCAGGCCTACGCCGCCGAGGCGGCGGCGGCCGTCAGCGAAGAGCTGCGCGGTGAGGACGGCATGAGCGAGCAACTGGAAGACCGCATCCGCCAGATCCTGTTGGGGAAAGCCTGATGAGCAAAGTCTTCCACCAGGTAATGGCCGCCGTCTGGGGCACGCTCTTTGCCTTGTTGTTGCTCACCGCCCTGGCCACCAAGGCCTGGGGCATGGCCCTGTTCTTTGGCGGGGCGCTGTACCTGCTGGCCAAGTCTTTTGCCTGGATAGGAGGCCGCCATGGCCACCAATAAGCTTCACCTCACCGCCATCAGCGAACCGCGCAAGATAAATCTCGCCGAGGAGTTGGAGCTGGCCGGGGTGGACGTGCCCCAGGAGATGGTCGACGCCCAGCCCGGTGGTGAGCCTGTGTTTCTGCCTTATCAGCAGCGCTGGTTCGAGGACGAAGCCCAGGTGATGATCGCCGAGAAGAGCCGACGCACCGGCCTGACCTGGGCCGAGGCCGGCCGCAACGTGATCAACGCCGCCAAGCCCCGCCGCCGGGGCGGCTGCAACACCTTCTACGTCGGCAGCAAAAAAGAAATGGCGTTGGAATACATCGCCGCTGCCGCGCTCTTTGCCAAGGCATTCAACAGCCTGGCCGAAGCCGATGTGTACGAGCAAACCTTTTGGGACAGCGCCAAGAAAGAAGAGATCCTGACGTACATGATCCGCTTCCCCAAAACGGGGCGGAAAATCCAGGCGCTCAGCTCTCGCCCGTCAAACCTTCGCGGCCTGCAAGGGGATGTGGTTATCGATGAGGCCGCATTCCATGAAAGCCTCGAAGAGCTGCTTAAAGCCGCCCTGGCTCTCACCATGTGGGGCAACAAGGTGCGGCTTATCAGCACCCACAATGGCGTTGATAACCCCTTTAACACCTACATCAACGACGCCCGCGAAGGCCGCAAAGACTACAGCGTGCACCGCATCACCCTGGACGACGCCATCGAGCAGGGCCTCTATAAGCGCATCTGTTACGTCACCGGCCAAGAGTGGAGCCTGGCGGGCGAGGTGAAGTGGCGCGAAAACCTTTACAAGAACGCCCCCAACACCGAGTGCGCCGACGAAGAGTACGGCTGTGTGCCCCGCAAGTCGGGCGGCAGTTACATCAGCCGGGTGCTGATAGAAGCGGCCATGGTCGCCGACCATTCCGTGCCGGTGCTGCGCTTTGAGGCCCCCGACGACTTCATGGGCTGGACGCCAACCATGCGTGAAGCCGAGGTGCGGGACTGGTGCGAGCAGCACCTGGCGCCGCTATTGGCCGCGCTTAACCCAGAGCATCGCCACAGCTTTGGCGAGGACTTTGCCCGGCGTGGCGACTTAACCGTATTTGTGCCGCTCGCCATTAAGCCAGACCTTCGCAAGCGGGTGCCCTTTGCCGTTGAGCTGCGCAACGTAACCTACGAGCAGCAGCGCCAGGTGATGTTCTACATCTGCGACCGCCTGCCGCGCCTGGTGGGCGCGGCCTTCGATGCCACCGGCAACGGCGGTTATCTCGCCGAGCAGGCGGTGCTCAAATACGGCATTGAAATGGTCGACCAGGTAAACCTTAGCCAAGCCTGGTACCACGAATGGATGCCCAAGCTTAAAGGCGAGTTTGAAGCCTTCAACCTGGAGCTGCCGCGCCACCAGTCGGTGCTTGATGACGTGCAGCACATCAAGCTGGTAAACGGCATTCCCAGCATCGACAAAGGCCGTAAAGACGATGTGCAAGCCAAGGGTAAAGGTAAGCGCCATGGCGACTTTGCCGTCGGCCTCTGTATGGCCGTGCGCGCCTCATACATGGACGGGGGCGCCATCGAATTTACCGCACTACCTGCATCAGCCAGCCGGTGGGATGAAACCAGCCCACAGGCCAGTGATGACTACGTATCAATCAAAGGGGGCTGGTAATGGCCATCGACAAAATCAAGGCCCGCCTGGGCCGCAATAGCCAGGCACTGACAACCCAGCAGACCGACACCGCCCAGGTTGGCTTTGTGCGCCGTGAGTGGGTAGAGCACCCCACCAGCGGCCTGACCCCTGCACGGTTGGCCGAGATCATGCGTGATGCCGAAATAGGCCGCCTGACGGACCAGCTAGACCTGGCCGACGACATCGAAGAGAAAGACGCCCATGTGATGGCTGAGTTGGCCAAGCGCAAGAACGCGCTGCTGGGTAAAAGCTGGTTGATTAAGACCCCACCCAATGCCAGCGATGCAGAGCAGCGCGATGCCGACATGGTGAACGAGGTACTGAACTCGCTACCCGAGTTTGAAGACCTCGTGCTCGATATGGGCGATGCGATCCTGCGCGGCATGAACAACAGCCAGATCACCTGGGACCGCGATGGCCAGCTGTATTACCCGGCCAAACTGGAGACCATACCGGCGCGGCGCTTTACGGTTGACGAAGACAACCCCAACACGGTGCTGCTGCGCCTTGATGGTGGCCTGTCTGCCCCGCTGTGGAAGTGGGGCTGGGTGCAACATAGCCATAAAGCCAAGAGCGGCTACATCGCCCGCGCCGGGCTTATCCGGGTGCTGGCCTGGCCGTTCCTGTTTAAGAACTACAGCGTGCGGGACTTGGCCGAGTTCCTGGAGATTTACGGCCTGCCGCTGCGCCTGGGCAAATACCCCACTGGCGCCAGCGACACTGAAAAATCAACCCTGCTACGGGCCATTATGAGCATTGGCCACAATGCCGGTGGCATCATCCCCAAGGGTATGGATATCGAGTTCCAGGAAGCGGCCAAGGGCGCCAGCGACCCCTACATGGCGATGATGGACTGGGCCGAACGCAGCCAGTCCAAGGCGATTTTGGGCGGCACCTTAACCAGTCAAGCCGATGGCAAGTCCAGCACCAACGCCCTGGGTAACGTGCACAACGAAGTGCGCGAAGAGCTGGTGGCCGCCGACCTTCGCCAAATTGCCAGCACCTTAACCCGCGACTTGGTGTTGCCACTACTTGAGCTGAACGGCAAGGGCGACTACCACAACCCGCGCCGCCGCCTGCGCCTGGAGTTTGACACCCAGCAACCGGAGGACATGGCCGCCTTTGCCACAGCCTTACCGCCTCTGGTGCAGATGGGCACGAAGATCCCGGCCAACTGGGTTAACGACAAGCTAAAAATCCCGGTACCCAAAGACGGCGAGGCAGTGCTGGGGATGGTGCAAACCGGCCTGCCTGGGCAAGAGGCCGCACCGGCAGGCCAGGCCGACTCAGTGCAGCAGACGGCCCTGAATGGGGCGCAAATCACCAGTTTGAGCGAAATCATCCAGCAGGTGCAAAGCGGCACACTCGACACCCAGCGGGCCAAGGCGCTTATCAAGGCCGGGTTCCCCGCCATTGATGACGCCGCCATCAACAACCTGTTGGGTCTGAATCCGGCAGCGCTGAACTTTGCCGCCCTCAAAGCCCAGCCAAAGCCGCAAGACCAACTGGCCGGGTTGACCGCGACGCTGGCCAACAGCGCGGGGCAGCAACTGGACGATGACGTGGCCGCTATAGCCGCATTGGTCGACAAGGCCGAAAGCTGGGATGACGTAGAGCGGGCGCTCATAGAGGCATACAAAGACCAAGGTGCGGCGGCCCTTGCTGGCATCATGCAGCAGGCGATGGCTGCGGCGCAGCTTGCCGGGCGCTACGACGTGGAGCTGGGCAACTGATGGCAGAGTACGGCGGTGTCCAGTTCCAGCAGGCCATTGACTGGTTTAAGGGCAAGCTCAATATGCCCACGGCGGCGTGGGATGACATATGGGGCGCCATGCACACCCGCGCCTTTGTGGTAGCCGGTGCGCAAAAAGCCGATCTGTTAACCGACCTGCGCCGCGCCATGACCAGCGCAATTGAAGATGGCACCCCGTTAAACACCTTTAAAAGCCAGTTTAAAGACATCGTGGCCAAACACGGTTGGGAGCATACCGGCAACGCCGACTGGCGAGCGCGGATCATCTACGACACCAACCTGCGCCAAAGCTACAACGCTGGCCGCTGGCAGCAGCTGCAAAGCTTCGACTATTGGGAGTACCGCCACGGCAACAGCGAGAGCCCGCGCCCTGACCACCTCGCCTGGAATGGCAAACTGTTGCCTAAAACCAGCGCGTGGTGGCGGACCCACTTCCCACAGAATGGCTGGGGCTGCACCTGCTTTGTGCGCGGCTATACCAGCGCCCAGGTAAAACGCCGGGGCTTAACGGTGGCCGATGAGCCGGCACTAGAAACCTGGGACTACACCAACAAGAAAACCGGTGAGGTGATCAAGGTGCCCAAGGGTATCGATGCCGGTTTTGACTACTCGCCCGGCGAAGCCACCTTTGGGCGCCAGCTTTCGGATGATGCAATGGCCCAGTGGCAGGCTGCCAAGGGGGATGCCTGGCAGAGCCTTACCCCAGGGAACTGGCAAACTGCCGGGCGCCCCGAGAGGCTACCTGTGACCAAGACAGACACCGCCTTGGCTGACCGGGTACAGAGCAAAGCTGAGCTGCTGTCGCTGACGAAAAAGGTATTGGGCGGCGCGGAGCGGGTATTCGACAAAGCACCAGTGCCGGTGTACGTGAACGCTGAAACCTTGGCTGAGCATATCGATATTGCCCGCGCCCCGATGCTGCCCCTACTGCCGGAGCTTATCCAGACCCCTGCCGAGGTCTGGGCCGCCTTTGAGCAACACAAAGGCACCGGCCAGGTACAACTGCGCTGGCGTTTTATCAGCATGGTCAAGGCCGGAAAATACCAGGGGCAACTACTGGTGGCGCAGGTGGCCAGGGGGATGCTCGAAGCGTGGACCTTTATTCCGGTTAAGCAGCTTAACTACATCAACAAGCAGCGCCAGGGGATCTTGGTACACGGTGGGGAATAGGATCTCGCAGCAGCGCCAGCACTGCGGACAACAGTTAACGGGTATAGAGCTGGGCCTCACCCGTAACCACTTGAGGAAACCTTAGCACATGGCCGGTACCCATATCACCATCAGCCCGCAAGGGTTCGAGCAAGCGACCAACCTCTTCCAGGAGCTGGCCAAGCGCGGCAACAACCTGGAACCGGCCATGGCTGCTATTGGCGAGTACCTGGTGGGCAGCAACCAAGACCGCATCGTGGCCGGAGTCGATGACGAAGGCAAAGCCTTTACGCCGCTGAGCAAGGTCACCAACGAGCGCAAGACCAAAAACAAAGACAAGGTGCTCATTGAGAATGGCTACCTCTTTAACCTGGTATACCAGGCAACGGCAGATGCCATGCAAATGGGTACCGATAGAGTGCAAGGAGCGATGCTCTATTACGGCGGCACGCGGGACAAGTACCCCAGCCTGTGGGGTGACATTCCGGCAAGGCACTTTATCGGCATCAGCCCCGACGACAGAGACGAGGTGATGGCGATTATCAATGACTACCTCAGCGACGCTGAGAGAGCCTAAGAGGCGCCAGTGGCTACCGAGCTATGAGCGAAGGGGCTTTAAACGCGCACAGGGCGATTTGAAGCGGGTTTAAATCGGGTATGATGCCAGCGTTACCACAGTCAAGCATGGAGCGTTGCAGCGTGAGCGAAGAAGTCGAACAAGGAAAAGGCATTAACGAGTGGCTTAAAGACTATTGGCTGGCGTTAACGGTCGTAGTGGTTGCAGTGCTCGCGGTGACGGCCATTATCTACTTTTACCGTCAAGCCTTTCCCGGTCCTATTGATGCTCAGCACGATGCCTTTGGCACCTTTGGCGATTATGTGGGTGGTCTTCTCAACCCAATCCTATCTTTTCTCACTATTGTGTTGTTGATTTGGTCCTTGCATATGCAGCGCCAAGAGCTGGTGGAAACGCGGAAGGAGCTTAAGCAAGCGGCACAGGCGCAGAGTGAAATGGCAGCGCTGGCGAGAAAGTCTCAAAGGCTGGAAGAAATAGAGCGCATCATTAAACAATGCGCCGCAGAAATAGAGAAATGTGCATCACCTTGTGACACCTACAAGAAGTGTATGGAGGTAGTCGTTGATGCCAATGTAAGGCTAGTGACTTTATGTGATTGGGCTTTTGAATATTATCGACACGGTGGAGCAGAGCGCTATTGCGCTGAAGTTATCTTTAGCGGACTGGAGCTTTGCCAAAAAGTATGGCGCATTCAAACCATCACTGATGGCTCTGATTATCGTCGTCAAATGGTGCTGGGAGTGCATGTTAGAGGTCTTGATGTTGAGGTCTTTCAAATCCTCAAAGGGATACGTGATAGATGGGTGGAATCATCATCAAATCTTGGACTTGATGCCGATCATTCCCCGGGGTTGCTAAATAACAGTGCCAGGCAGAGTATTGTCGCGGTTCTCAGCTCCATGAATACATACGCCCTTGATAAAATCCAAACTATAAAACCCACTCAAAAATAATATTTCCGCCATCTAAATTTTAAACAAACACTTGAATCCCACCCCCTAAACCCTCGGGGCCATCATGGCCCCATGAAAAAACGCCCCCTTACAGCCGCTGTTGCGGCACTCAGTAATCAGTCCAGCACTGTGGTGCTGGGCCTGGCGGCTTGCACTCTCTCCCAGCAAGGCAATGCCAGCGTCCAGCTGCTACCGGATGGGCCGTTCAAGGCTAAGGATGGCCGCCCACATGATGTGCCTGGCGGTCAGTGGCTGATGGATGCTGCCGCCTGGCAAATGCTGAAGGCCGATGCCGCCGAGCGCACCAACGATTACCACTTCGACTACGAGCACCAAACCCTGCGTACTGCCGACAACGGCCAGCCAGCCCCTGCTGCGGGCTGGATAAACCCGGCTGCGCTTCGCTATGAGCCGGGCCAGGGCCTGTTTGCCGACAACGTGCAGTGGACCCCAAAAGCCGAGCAGATGATTGGCGAAGGCGAGTACCGCTACATCAGCGCCGTGTTTGCCTACGACAAAGCCACCGGTAGGCCGCAGCAGCTGTTGCATGTGGCACTCACCAACAATCCCGCTGTAGACGGCATGAAGGCCATTGCCGCGCTCACCGCCCAAACTCCCACCCCGCAACCACCACCAGGAGACAGTGCCATGAATGAGGCCCTGAAAAAGCTGCTGGCCGCGCTTGGTATCAGCATTGATGGCGTTGACCTCAATGATGCCGAAGCCGCCCAGGGGCTTGTTGATAAGGCCCTGAGTGCCATTAAAGGCATGACGGACCAAAGCACCAGCGACAAGCAAGCCGTTGCTGACCTCACCGCCAAGCTGGAAAGCGGCATCGACCATTCCCAGTACGTGCCTGTTGGCGTGTACCAGGAGCTGCTGGCCAAGTTCAAAGACACCGCCACCCATGCCGGTACCGCCGCCCTGACCGCTGCCATCGAGCAAGCTGAAAAGGACGGCCGCATCTATGGCGCCAAAGACCGCGCCTGGCTTGAGGGTGTCGGTAAGAACCAGGGCCTGGCGGCACTGACCGCCCAGCTTGATGGCCGCCCGGCCATCGCCGCGCTCACCGCGACCCAAACCACTGCCAAGCCCCAGCATGACGATAAAGGCCTGGCTGTACTCACTGCCGAAGACAAAGCGGTGGCCAAGTTGCTTGGCATCACCGAGGAAGACTTCGCCAAGCAAAAAGGGGCTAAGTAATGATCATCACTCCTGCCGCTCTTACCGCGCTGATGACCGGCTTTCGAGCCGACTTCGAGGCGGGTAAAGCCCTGGCTGAAAGCCAGTACCTGCAAATTGCCACCGAGGTGCCCAGCACCAGCAAGTCAACCACCTATGGCTGGCTGGGTAAATTCCCGGCATTTCGTGAGTGGGTTGGTGACCGGGTTATCAATGACATGGCCGCGTCCAGCTACGTCATCGAAAACAAGCCGTTTGAATCGACCGTTGGCGTTGACCGCGACGACATCGAAGACGACAACATCGGCGTTTATAAGCCGCTGATGCAGGAAATGGGCCGGGCTTCCACGGTCTTCCCTGACGAACTGGTATTCCCACTGCTCGATGCCGGTGTCAGCACTACCTGCTACGACGGCCAGAACTTCTTTGACACCGACCATCCGGTATACCCCAACGCCGATGGCACCGGGGCCGCTGTTAGCGTCAGTAACTACAACGACAACGGCGGTGCGCCGGGTGCCTTGTGGTTCCTGCTCGACACCACCCGTGCGATCAAACCCTTCATCTACCAGAACCGCCGCTCCATGCAGTTCATGCAGATGAACAAGGCCGATGACGAGCAGGTGTTCACCTCCAAAACCTTCCGCTTTGGCGTCGATTGCCGTGCCAACGCCGGTTACGGCTTCTGGCAGATGGCCTATGCCAGTGGCCAGGAACTGACAGCTGACAACATCTGGGCAGCAATCGGCGCAATGCGGGCCTTTAAGGCCGATGGCGGCAAGCCACTCGGCATTAAACCCAATCTGCTGGTGGTGCGCGGTACCCAGCAACAAGCGGCCGAGGAAGCCCTTAAGGCCAACCTCACCGGCGGCGGCTCCAACACCTTGAGCGGCAAGCTCAAGATCGTTGTTGCTGACTGGCTCTAAGCCGCACTGCAACACACAGGGCGCCGCCTGGCGCCCTGTGAACCAAACAACGGAGTAACCATGCTATGTCCAAAACGACTATCTACACCGCGCTGGTGGTTGCGAGCATCGCTCACGATGGCTATCGCCGTGCTGGCCTCGGCTTTAAAAAGGGCGATAACGCCTTTGCCAACCAACCGCTTACCGATGCGCAACTGGCCGCCATCGAAGCCGACCCGCGCCTGTCTATCAAAAAGGCTGAGGCCCAGTCTGCCAATGCAGCGCCGGGCGGGGCCTTGGACGCTTCGGATGTGGTCGACCCTGTAACGTTCAGCAACGAAGACGGCTTTATCGCCGGCGTCGTTGACCATGACGGTAAGCAGATCGCGCTGGCCGACATGACTGTAAAAGACCTCAAAACCATCGCCAAAGATCTGGACGTTGAAGGCTATTCCAAGCTGAGCAAAGACGCCCTGGTTGATGCCATCCAGGCGGTGAAGGTCCAGGCCGCTACTGACGGCGCCGAGGCCTAACCATGTACGCGGCCCTGGCAGACATGCAGGCCCGGTTTGGTGAGGTCGAGTTAGTCGACCTCACCGACCGCACCGGTACCGGCGCCATTGACCAGGCAGTGCTCGATAACGCCCTGGATGACGCTGCCGCCACTATCGACGGTTACCTGGGTGCCCGCTATCCGCTACCGCTGGCAACCGTTCCTGCGGTTCTGACCCGTGTGGCCTGCGATCTGGCCCGTTACTACTTGTACGACGAACGCGCCACCGAGGCGGTGACCAAGCGCCATGACGATGCCCTGAAGATGCTGCGCTCCATTGGTGACGGCACCGTCACGCTGGGCTTGCCCGACGCGCAAACACCCGAGGGCAGCAACACCAGCACCATCGAGAGCGCGGGCAGCGTATGGGGCCGGGCCAACAGCAAGGGGTTTCTCTGATGGCACTGGCGCAACGGGTGATTGACCGGCTCAAAAGCAGTTTTGACGACGTAGAGGGCTTGCTGGCCCTGGCGGATTATCAAGACCGCAATTTGGCCAAGCCCAAAATCTTTGTCATCGAGCTGAGCGAGCAGCCTGGCCAGGTGGTTGATGGCACCGGCCTTTGGCGCCAGAACGTGACCGTGACCATCGGCGTATTGCTGGTGGTACCGGCTCGCAATAAAGCCAAACCCGACATCAGCGAAGAGCGCCAGCTGATACGCCAGGCGCTCTTTGGCTGGTCAGCCAGTAGCGATTTTGAGCCCATGGCAATGGCCGGTGGCCAGTTGCAACCCTCCCGGCCCGGCATCGCTGCATGGCTGGACAAATTCACAGCTGAGTACACAGAGGACGCCCACCATGCGTAAGACACGAAAAAAGGTGCTGCTGTTTGCCGCCGAAACCGCCTATGGCGTCGACGCTATCGACGCAGGTGAAACCGCCACCGCACTGTTGGGGCGCAATGTCACCATCACCCCCATGGCCGGTGACAACACTTCACTGGACTACGACGACGGCACCTTGGGTAACAGCCCGGAAGTGGCCACCGAGATTTATGGCACCGTAGAAGTTGAGGTGGACTGGGCCGGTTCTGGTGCTGCCGGTACCGCCACCAAGTACGCCCCGTTGTTGCAGGCCTGCCTGCGCGGCCAAAACATCACAGCTGATACCAGCGTGGCCCATGCCATTGATGACACCAGTGAAGCCAGCCTAACCCTGTATTTCCATTACGACGGCGTGCTGCATGCACTGCTGGGTGCCCGTGGCACTTTTAAACTCAATGCCACCGCCAAGCAGTTCCCGACCTTGACCTTTACCTTCACCGGCTTGTTTGTAAAACCCACGGTGGCGGCGATGCCTGCCGCCGATTTTGCGGGCTGGCAGAAGCCGCTCAAAGTCGGGGTGGAGTATTCGGCGTGCACCTTGGGTGGCCAGGCCGTCAAGCTCATCAGCCTGGACTACGACCAAGCCAACACCGTCAACCATGCCGAGTACGTCGGCTTTGAAGAGGTGCAAATCACCGACTTTGCACCCACCGGCAAAATCGTCTTGGAAGCGGCAAGCCTGGGTGAGTTTGACCCCTTCACCGCCGCCAAAGACGGCACCGAAATGGCCTTTGAGTTTACCCACGGCGTGGCCGGTAACCAGGTGAGCTGGGCGTCTAGCCGCGTGCAACTGGGCCGCCCCACTTATGGCGACCAAGACGGCACGCTGACCTATGAACTCCCGCTGATCCCCATCAGCAACGTCGACACACTGACCAACGCTTAAGGAGCATTGATGTTCACCTTTGTTAAAACTCGCATCGTAAAAAACTGGCCTGCGGTAGCCCGCATTGCTGCCGACAACGGCGAGGTTGCTGAGGCGGCCTTCGCCCTCGACTTGGAGCTGGTCAAGGAAGAGCAGTACAGGAGCCTGGTGCAAGGCGGTGATGCGGCTGTTGTGACTGGCCTGGTGAAAGGCTTCTCCGGCATCAAAGACGAGAGCGGCAAAGAGTTGGCGTTTAACGCCGAGAACATGGCCGCTCTGGCTGATGACCCCGCCTTTGTGCGTGCGGTGCTGCGTGCTTACAACGGTGCCATTAACGGCGAGGCGGCCCGAAAAAACTCGTAGACGCGATAGAAGCGGCCCTGAACCAGGCGCCGCAGCTGTCGCGCAAAGAGCAGTTGGAATTGGAGCGAGAGGCCGCCGCCTTTGGTGTGCCCCTCGAAGCGGAGGAAAGCCCTGACATTGAGGTCTGGGACGAGCACAGGGACGCGCTCAACTGGTGGTTTGAGATAAAGGACCTGCTGCGCTGGACACCCAGCCCCATAGGCCCGTACTGCGAGGGCCTGGACGTGCCTGCCGTCGAGTGCGACGCCCGCATGCGCAGCAAGGCCTTTACCCCCACTGATTACGCCAAGGTGCGGCTCATTGCCGCCACCGTCGCCACCCACTTTAACGAGCGGTTGACCCAAAAATGAAAGACCTGACCCTATCGCTGAAACTCACCGCTGATGGCCGCCAACTGGTAGCCACGGTGAACAATGCCGATCAGGTCGTCGAAGCCCTTGGCGCCACCGCACAGAAGACTAACGCCCGTGCTACCGCGCTGGGCACAGGGCTGGATAAAACCGCCAGTGGCGCCCGCAATGCGGCCACCGGCATAGGGAATTTAGATGACCGGGCAGAGACCGCAGGCAGTGAACTTGGCAAGCTCACCCGTGTTGCTGCCGGGCTTTGGGCCGCCTTCGAGGGGGCGCGGGGCATCAGCGATATCGTTGGCGAGGTGGCGGCCTTTCAAGACATTCGCACCCGCCTGGAGAGCCTGAGCGGCAGCGCGGCGGCCTATGCCGACAACCAGCAATACCTTATCGAGCTGAGCCGGGAGCAACACAAAGAGCTGACCCCGCTGGCCGACAGTTATGCCCGCCTGCTGACCTTGCAGCAAGCAGGGCTGGTTACCCAATCCCAAGCCCGCTCCCTGACCGAAGGCATCAGCAATGCCCAGTCGGCGCTGGGCGCCAGCACCGAGCAGGTGGGCCAAGCCATGTACGGTTTGAGCCAGGCTCTCGCCAGCCCGATTGTCCGTGCAGAAGATCTGAACCAGGTCGTTGAACCCTTGCCGGGGCTGCTCAACCAGCTCGACAAAGCGGCGGGCTTGCCTGCGGGGGGCTTTCGTAAGCTGATGCTGGCCGGGCAAGTGACCAGCGAGTTTTTCCGCGACACCTTAATCAAGGCTCTGGGGACGTTCGACGGCGCCGCCGCTGCCACCGGCAACAACATCAACGCCTTGTACCGCGATATCAGCAACGCCTACACCCAGGCCGCCGTAGCATTTGAAACCCCTATCAACGACACGCTAAAGCCGGTGCTGCATACCATTGCCGATGCGCTGCTGTATGTCAGTGATAACGCCGAAGAGGCGTCCAACATCATCGAGACGGTGTTGGCTGTTGCATTGGCGCGGGGTGCCGTTGCGGCAGGTGCTGCAACAGTCAGGCTTGTAGAAAAGGCCGTGGCAAGCCGCGCCGCTGCGGTTGCTGACCTGGCCGAAGCCAAAGCCGAAATGACCTTGGCAGAAGGTTATGCCGCCGCTTCGGCAGCGGGGCTTGCCCGCGCCGGGGCAGAAGAGCGCTTGGCTGCTGCCCGCGCCAACTTAGCCGCTGCCACTGCACGAGCCAATGTGGCCACGGCGGCCATGACTACAGCACGCACCCTGGGCACCCGCGCTCTGGCGTTGGTGGGCGGTTGGCCGGGGCTCATTTTAGGCGCCGTTGCGGCCTGGGCCACGTTCGACAGTAGCGCCCAAACCGCCGCTGTCAGTGTTGACCTGGTAGACGATCGGGTTCGCCAGTTGAAAAGCTCTATAAGCGGCCTTGGTTCCGTTGATATCGGCACCGCCACGCGTCCGGCTCAATCAGAGATGGAAGGCTATCTGGCCAAGGTGGCAGCAGCAAATGCCGCCATTGTTGAGCTGCGTAAGAAACAGGCTTCAGTCGCATCTCAACCGAGCTTTGGCCCTCGTGGCGAGAGTGCCCAGATGGGCCAGCTCAATGCTATTGACAGGCAAATAGCAACACTAGAGGAAAAACGAGACGAGGCCTTGACTAAGGTCCGAGAGATCCAGGCCGCGCTGAACAACGTCTTTAATGAGGGCATCAATGCCCTGGAATGGAATGGTGTAGACAATGGGCCGCAATACTCAACAGAAGCCGCAACCAAAGCCCAGGCGCTTATCACCAAACTACAGCAGCAAGTGGCGCTTTATGGTGATGTCAGTAATGTGGCCAAGCTGCGTTACGAGATGGAGAAGGGCGAGCTTAAGAACTTAGACCCAGCCCTGCAAAAACAGTTGCTCACCCAGGCCAAATTGCTGGACCAAAAGGACGCCGACAAAGCAGCCACGAAAGCCGCCTCCGACGCGCAGAAGGAATACCAGCGCAACATCGACCAACTGCTGAATAAGCTGGACCCGTACAACCAGTCGCAAAAGCAGATGGCCGAGAACGAGAAGCTGCTTAAGACCTACTTCGAACAAGCCAACGTGCCGCTGAAAGAGCGCCAGCGCTTGCTGGCTGCTTTGCAACAGCAGGGCGGTGCTTATGAGTCGCTGCGCCGCCAGCTCGACCCCGCTTACGCTGAAAAACAGAACAACAGTGAGAACCTGTCGCTGCTCAATAACGAGCTGGACAACACACCTGCCAGCGACGTTTCCAAGCGCCAGCAAATCAATGCACTAATCGAAGCAGAGCAGCGCCGCCACAGTCAGGCAATGACGGATATCAACCGTCAGACCGCCAGCGATTACGACCTGATGTGGTCGCAAAGTTTTGACCGCTTCGCGTCCGGTATCGGCCAGGCTGTTGGCGAAGGTGTGATCTACAGCAATAGCATGGGGGATGCTGCAAAGAACGTGATCAACTCGGTTGGCTCGCAGTTGATCTCCACACTGGTAGAGATAGGCATCAAAAAAGTTGCCTCCATCTACCTGACACAAACGGCATCTGAGGCAGCAACAGCCGCACAGGTAGCAACCGGTACCGCTGCGGCGGCAACGCTGGCCACCAGTTGGGCAACGGCAGCAGCAATGACCTCCCTGGCAAGCTTTGGTGGCAACGCCGTGCCAGCCACTGCCGGCATCGCCAGCACCACCGCTTTTGCTGAGGGGCTTAGTGTTGCCGGTATCTTCCATTCGGGCGGTACCGTACCCCGCGAAGGCACCTATCTGCTGGACGGCGGCGAGACCGTCTACACCCGCGCCCAGCATGCCCGGCTGATGCAATCCATCAACAATTCCAGCACCAGTAACTCCAGCAGTACCACCATCCGCCAAGAGAACAACTTTCATCTGGGCGGCGGGGATAACAGCACCTCGGTGCAGGACCAGGTCCGCCGGATGCTGCCGGAGATCGCCAACGTAACCACCGCTGCGGTTGTCGACAGCTACAACCAACGCGGCGATATGTATAGGGCCATTAACGGATGAGCGTTTTTACCTTCCCCGATGGGATTTACCCAACCAGCTGCGACTGGCGTTTAAAGACCCGTTCAGCGGTGTTTGAAAGCCCCTTTAACGGCGGCATACAAACCCTGGAATACCCCGGCGCCTATTGGGAGGCCAGCCTCGCTTTTGACAACCTCAACAAAGCCCGAGCCACCGAACTGGATGTGTTGCTGCTGAAGCTCGCGGGCATGGCCAACAGGTTGTGGCTATGGGACCACGCCTTTGCCATGCCCAATGGGCTGGCCGGTGGTACGCCTGTGGTTGATGGCGGCCCACAAACCGGTAAGAGCCTGGCCATTCGTGGCTGCGCAGCTAGCCAGCTGTTCTTGGTGGCCGGTGATTATTTCCAGCTGGGCAGCCAACTGTTTCGGATGACCGAGGACGCCACAGCTGATGCCTCCGGGCGCACCACCCTGGTGTTTGAATCCTCAATCCGCAACGCCGCCACCGATGGCGCCACCATTGTTACTACCAAACCCAAAGCGCTGATGATGCTGGCCGACGACAACCAGGCGCCGCGCCGCTCTGGTCGCCGCCTGGTGCTTAGCTCATTCACGCTGAAATTTAGGGAGGACATCTACGGATGATCACCGATTGGCTGTCAGCCGAAATGCAGGAAATGCTGCGCCGCAAGTACATCAGCGCCATCTTGATGGCCCGGCTCGATTTTGTTTCCGGCATCGTGGCGGTGCACTCCGGCGTGGGTGACGTGACTTTTGAAGGAGCCGTTTACAAAGGCATTGGTGTGCTTGGGCAAGTGAGCCAAGTGAAGCAATCCAATGCCGTTAAGCCCTACACCCTGCGCTTGACGCTCTCCGGTGTGCCCCAGGAACTGGCGCAAACCGCGCTCACCGAAAAATACCAGGGCCGCGACGGGCGCTTATACATCGGCGCCATGGACTCGTTCGCCCAGGTTGTGGCGACGCAGCTGCTGTTTCGTGGCCGCATGGATGTAATGCCCATTAACCTGGGTAATCCCAGCACCATCGGCCTGGATATCAACAGCCGTAGCACCGACTGGAAACGTGCCAAAAATGGCCGCTATACCGATGCCGACCAGCAGGCCCGCTACCCTGGCGACCGCTTCTTTGAATACGTGAGCCAGATGGCTGAAAAGCCTATCTATTGGGGCGTACCAGGCAAACCCATTGCAGCCAGTGGCGGGGGCGGTGGCCGCAGTGGTAACCCGAGGAAGCAGAACTGATGCGGTCCCTAGCTGAGTTTATCGAGCCGCGCCGCCACATCCCGTTTACCTGGGGCAAGTTGGATTGCTGCATGCTGGCTGCCGACTGGGTAGAGGCACAAACCGGCACTGACTTTGCCGCCGAGTTTCGGGGCCGCTACAGCACCCGTATCGGCGCGACGCGGGCGCTGAAAAAAGCCGGGTTTGATGATGTGGAAGCTGCCGTAACGGCTGCCCTTGGCGAGCCGGTAGGGCGGCTCCAGTTGCGCCGGGGCGACCTGGCTTTGGTGTCGCAGTTTGCCGGCCCGGCCCTGGGCATCGTTGGCGGCGATCTGGTGTGGGCACCAGGCAATTATGGCCTGGTAACCGTGAAGCTCGGAGCAGCGCTGAAAGGATGGAGATTGCCATGCCGCCAGTAGTTGTTGGCGTTGCCGCCTATTATGCGGCAGCAGGTGTTGTAACCACCGCTGCTGCCATCGCCATTGGCATTGGCGCCGCAGCGCTCACCTATGCCGCCACCCCTGACGTATCGGGGATGAGCTATTCCAATGCTGCAAACAGCCAGCAGCAAATGATCCGCAGCCCAAACGAGCCGCGCCGCTATGTGTACGGGCGGGCCATGGTGTCGGGGCCAATGGTCTTTGCCAGCGAGTCGGGCGCTGATAACAAGTACCTGCACCTGGTGGTGCCGCTGGCCACCCATCGCTGCGACGCTGTTGAGTCGGTGTACTTCGATGACAAGGTGGCGTGGAGTAGTAGCACTGGCATGGCCAGCGAATATGCAGGCAAGGCCAGGATTAAGGTGCACCTGGGTGATCAAACCACTGCCGACCCAGACCTGGTTGCCGAGTGCAGCGACTGGACGGCAGAGCATGTCGGGCGAGAAATTACCTACTTTTACGTGCGCCTGGAACATGACACCGAGGTCTTCCCCAACGGGGTGCCAAACATCAAGGCATTGTTGCGCGGTAAACCGGTTTACGATCCGCGCCTGGACAGCACTGTTGGTGGCACTGGTAGCCACCGCTGGAATGACCCCAGCACCTGGGAGTGGAGCGACAACTGGGGCCTGTGTGTGCTGGACTTTACCCGGTTCAGTTCAGGCATCGGAGCAGAACAAGATGAGATAGACCTCGACACCTTTGCCGCTGCGGCCAACGATTCTGACCAACCTGTATATACCGATGCCGAGAACGTCGAGCGGCGCTTTACTTGCAACGGCACCTGGCAGGCTGACCAAACCCCAAGCACTATTCTGGAGCAGATGCTAACAGCAGGCCTTGGCACTCACGTATACGTGTATGGCCAATACCGGCTTTATGCCGGGGTCTATCAGGGGCCACCGGTGGTTACCCTCACTGAAGACGATGCAGCCGGGCAAATCACCGTGCGCCCGTACACCCCGCGCAGTGAGCTGTGCAACGCCGTGCGCGGCACCTTCGTTGATCCGGATCAGGCGTACCAGCCCACCGACTTTCCGCCAGTTGAGTCTGCCGAGTTGCAAGCCGACGACAACGGCGAGTACATCGATGACGATCTGGATTTGCCATTTACCCAGTCGGTATGGACAGCCCAGCGCCTGGCCAAGCTCTACCTGTTGCAAAAGCGCAGCGGCCTGCAAATCACCTTTCCCATTAAGATGATCGGCTTAAGCGTCAGCGTGGGGCGCATCGTCAACATCAACTTGCCAAGGCTTAACCTGGCCGGTGTGTTCCGTGTAGACGACTGGACCTTTGAAATGGGCAAGCCGGTGCAACTGGTGCTGACGTACCACAGCGCTGAGCTGTTCGAAAATGCCGATACTGGCGGCACGCCGCTGGTACCGGCCAGCCCCGTTAACTACCCCGACGGCAGCGTGGTGCCAACCCCCAGCAACGTGACCTTTACCGCCTTTGAGCCTGACGCCAGCTTGCTTGGCCAGCTGAGCTGGGACGCGCCCGGTGGCTCCAATGCTTACCGGTACCGGGTGGAAGTCAGCAGCGGTGAGCTGCTGGCCTACCAAGCGAACCCAAGCGGCTCGGTATTGCCCCTGCCGCGCCTTGATGCCGGTAATTACACGGTACGCATTTGGGCCATTAACCTGTTCGGTAACCGCTCCAACACTCCGGCAGAGATCGCCTTGGCGGTGGACACCGCGCCGCCGGTGATTGGTATTGATGCAGTGGCCAGTTTGTTTGAGCTGGCCATCTACCCCCGCACGGCCGTGGCCACCGCCACAAGCACCGTATTTACCGTGCTGGGTGGCACCAACAACGACCGGGGGGCCGCCACCGAACTGGGCACGGGCAAGAGTGTTGTGTGGACCGGGCGCCGTGCTGACACCCCATATTACGTGTGGGCACGTAGTGTGAACGACTACGGCATCAGCGCTTGGTACGGCCCGGTAGAGCTGCGCACCAGCGCCAACACGGATGCGCTGACAGAGGCCCTGGAAGGCAAGCTTTCCCAAGCGGCCCTGGATGCCAACCTGCAACAAACGCTGGACCACCTTGCTAGCACCGCAGACCAAATTGACCAAACACTGGAGCAGTACGACCAGCAAATCAGCGACGCAGTGAGTACGGCTCAGGGCGCAGCTGACGCAGTTGAGTTGCAACAGCAAACCCTCACCGCCCTTGGCGAAACACAGGAACAGCAGCAGGGTCTGCTGGTTGAGCTGCAACGGGCTGACTTGTCGTCTGCGGAGCGTATTTCGCTGCTGCAAGTGCTGCTGGATAACGCCCAGGCGCAAATGGTGGAGCAGGAGCGTGTAAGCGCTGAGGGTGTGCAGCGAATGGTGAAGCTGTCGGCGCAGTCCGACAAAGCCGCATCAACGCTCACTGAAGTGCAAGAGGTTACCGATACCCAGGCCCAAACCTTGCTGCAACTCAAAACCACGCAAGAAGGGCAAACCGCACAGCTCACACAAATCAGCGAAACCACCACCGACCTGGTGCAGCAGCAGGCGCAGTTAACGCTGGACGTTGAGGGCCAGCAAGGCAGCATCAATGCGCTGCAAGGGCTGTTTGTCGATGTGGACGGCAACCTGGTCGCCCGTGGCGGCTGGGTGAGCGACAGCAACGGCTTGCTGAATGGCGTACTGGGCTTTAACGATGGCCAGGTTAGCCAGTTGGACATATTGGCCAACGTATTTCGTCTGATCGTAAAGCGGGCCAATGGCACCACTTTCGAGGGGTTAAAGGTCAATCTGGCTAACGCAGCGGATCCCGTTTTGGAGTTTGCTGGCCGTATCCTTGCAGGAACCAAGATTGAATCGCCCGTTGTAAATGGTGGCACTGTCACAGGTGGGCTGTTGCGCGGTGGCCGGTTGGAGATGGTCGGCTCCAGCCATATGACTGTCATGGCAGCTACACCGTTCGGCCCTGACAACTTGCTGGAGTGGTATGGGCCACGCACAGGCAGTGTTGATGGTGCTGGTAATCCGGTCTTGACGGCGCTAACCAAGGCCAGGGCAGTGAGTTATCGGGATAATGCAGGTGATGAGGGAGTCGGCGGTACCATCACCGTGGATCAAATCATCGGTAACGTGACCAATATTCAGCGGGTGGCCGCACCACCCACCGGCTACTGGTATCGCGAAACCATTTCCCATGCCTCTGCCGTGTCGTGGCGAAAAGCCCTGACATTGAAGATGCCAGCAGTAGCCCATGACCGTTACGTGTCGCTCATGAACCTGCAAATGGGCATCAATAACTCAAATACGACCCTAGGCACCAGCTTTGGCGGCCAAGTACAGGCGCGCTTGAAGAGTGGGACTGTACTAAAGACCTGGTACATAGCCCTTGATGGTACAGCTGCTGGTGGTGATGGCATGCAGGCAGGCCACCTGGTGGAGATTGTTTCTGGAGCGTTGACACGACAGATCAGAGACTTATTCCTGCCTGCTGGTCAGGGTGAAGTTCAATTCTGGATAACCATTGACGTTCCTGCGGGTTCAGGGGTCACCAGCTATGACCTGGTAGCGTCTGTGGGCTGGCCTGGCGTCACCAACTCTTTGCGAGCTTACGGCCCCTTCGTTGATATCACTTCCATTTTGGCCGGGTCTCAGTCCGGCGTTACGTTGACTTAAGAGGACTCATCATGGCTTGGTTCTACGCCACGCAAGCTACCGTCGCCGCCAGTGGCACCGTAATAACCATCAACTCCGGCGAGTCCATGGCACCAGTGATGCCGGGGGATGCGGCAATTCTGGGAGCAAATCCTGGGGTGGAGATCAAGACAGCTCAGCAAGCCGGAGGCACTTGGCAGCTGGTGCTGGAACGCCCCTGGCCATATGCCGCAGTAGCCAATGGCAGTTTGACAGTACAGCCCAATGGTGGCCGCTTTGAAGCTGCTATCCAGGCCTTACGGGACACTAATGCTGATGCGGCCACCATCCATGCCGCCATGGCCGACTGGCTAACCAGTCAGGACAGCAGCATCGCCATTGAGTTGGCCGATGGCAGCAGCATCAACCTGCCCACGCTGTATAGCTACACCAGCAATTGGGGTACAGCGGCAACTAGAGACGTGGGCATAGCCGCTGGCAACGTCATGCAGGTAGGTGCAGGTGGGCTGCTGGGCAACTTGACTGTTCCGTCAGGCTGGGGGGCGACGTTGCCCACACAATTTGTTGAAGGGTCGTCTGACAGCCCGACTGGCGCCACGATTTATGGCATGCATCTTCAGGCCAACAATACACAGTTTGGCGCCCAGCATGGCAGTCGGAACAAGCGAGACTGGTTCCGCACTAAAGAGGCGAATTCATGGAGTGAATGGCTGGAACGATGGCACTCTGGCAACTGGTCAAACGGCACTTACTTTGGCGTCTCGACCGACCTGAACAATGCCACGATCCCAGGCACCTACCTGTGCTCGACGTCTACCGCGTCCACGCCGGTCGCTCATGTCGCCCACGCGTTTGTGATGAAGGCGGCGGCCAGTGCCACGGTTATTCAGTTGTGGGTTTCGACCTCTACCCGGGAGATCCGCACCAGGTCATTCAACGGCAGCGCCTGGTCGTCCTGGTCGAAGACGTGGTCAGAGGCAAACACCGTTGTCGATACCAACGGATTTGTGAAGGCCGCCTCGCCGGTACTTCGCCTTTTCAATGAGCGGGTAGAGGCAAACTGGGAGGCAGAGCTTCAGGACGCGCAGTTTGCCCGGGTCGGTGTGGGGCACTACCTCATCAGCGGCACCCAGGGGCTGGCGGATGAGGGCTGGTACATCGAGACGCCACGCGACGCCAACGGACTGCAAAAAAGGTATGTCGAGTACAGCCAGGAACAGGCCGAGGACGGAACCTGGACCATCACTGTTATGACCTTCGCCCCTGACTACTCAACCGGCGCACTTGCGGCTGGCGCTCCTATGGATCTGGACGAGCGGTGGATTGATGTGCGGCTGAATTCGCTGCCAGCCGAGGAAACTGAAGAGCCCTATTTGGTCCAGTAG